ACTCCTCGTAGAGGTAGTCGTCGTCGATGGGCAGGTTGTAGTTGGTCTTGAGTTGCGTGAGTATGGCCATCTTGGTGTTCATGTCCACCTCTTTCTGCTCAGGGAAGCAGAACTGTCCGTTGGCAGTGTCGATGCCCATCGCCGTGAATATGTCGGCCATGTCGTAGTTTAGCACGTCGAGGACGTATAGTCTGTCTGACTGCGCCACCTTGTCCTCCACCTTCTTGTGTACTGTTCCGAGTGCCTGCGTGCCGTTCTCCGACGATTCCGTTGTGAGCGTGTTGCCAAGAAAGAGCTTTGATATTTCGTTGTTGCATCTCTCGCAGAACCGTTCATACACATCGGCAGATCCTGTCTTGTTTCCTGCCTCTCGCAGTTGCAGTTCGGTGTCCTTTCCGTGTATGAATGTCGCCAGCGATCCTATGGAGTTGGCATCGTTGAGTGCCCTTTTGCGAGCATCCTCATCGTCCGTCTCATATATATACTCCTGGATGGGCATGCCGAAGACCTCCGAGAACTGCGCCCAGTCGGCAGTGGTGTTCCGTTTGTATATGACCCACGGTGCCGCCTTTGCCAGCAGTCCGAGGTCTCCCTTTCCCCCGACGAAGAGCAGGTCGTTGTAGTTGTCCCACGGTGTTCCGTTGATGTCCTCCTGCCGTCGGAGGATGAGTCTCTTTATCGGGTCCACGTGCTTTCGCGGAATGAGGTCGTAGTCTATCCACTCGCCTTTGCGGTAGAACTGCAGTAGTGAGAATCCCCAGAACTTCGCGTCGAGGACGTCCGCTACCATGCGGTTGAACCACGGTGAGTGAATCTGCTCGTTCACGCGGTCGTCCGGTTTTCCGTCCCTGCGGAATTCGATGTCTGAGCACAGCACTGCGTTTCTTCGTTTCTCGATGACGCATGACAGGTGTGCATCGAGCATGATATCGGTGTAGAGGTCGTAGAGTTTGAATCTCTGTGAGAAGTCCACATTTTCGAACGCCCTCACTGCTGTCATGAAGTCGGAGGTGTCGATGCCGAATCGCTTGGGCTGTGTCAGAACGATGATGTTGGGCTGTTTTTGCCCCGGCAGGGGTATGTTTCCCCCGATTGTTATTTTTCCTTTTTTCTTAGCCATGGTTATAGCGCGTTGTTACGTTTTCTATTGCTTTTGAACATCAGTTTAGCCTTTTCTGCCCTTTCCTCTTCGGACAGCAGTGGTGCCCCATCGATAGAGATTTCCTCGTTTGCCACCGCCTTCATCCACTCCACTGCCCTTTCGTATCTGTCTTTTCTGATTTGCGACAGTTTTTGCGGATTGTGAATACAGAAGATGTGATAGACCGCTATGTCGAGCACCATCATCAGGATGAGCTGGTTTCGGTCTTCACCCGTAGCCGAGAAGATGGCATCACAGTCATAGCGTTTGGAGAGATAGCACCTCATCTCGGCAATCGCTCTATACTCGCATATCTCCACGAGGGACTCATCATCCCTGACAAGCGCATCGAGTATCTCCCGATGTACACTTGCATCATAGTCTTCTATGTTTACGAATTGGCTCATGTGAATTGAGAATTGAGAATTGAAAATTGAAAATTGAGAATTGAAAATTGAGAATTGAGAATTGAAAATTGAAAATTGAGAATTGAAAATTATAGTCGGAATTTGTTTTTTCTGCTTACGCTTTTTCTGGACTGCGTGATGGGACGGTCGGCCTTCTGCGCCGTCTGGTCGATCTTGCGGTTTCCGCCCTCGACGGCATCGGGACCGTCGGCAGGGTATTTGAGTGAGAGCGTGAAGAGCTTGAACTGGTCCTCCAGTTCCTTCATGTGCGGGTTGTCCCGCTCCGCCTCGTTGAGGATGAGGTTGCCTTCGCGGTTCATCGGCTCCAGGTTGGCCTCGATGCGCGTTGCCTTGTCCGTCTTCTTCTCCTCGTCTCCCTGTATGTAGAGCGTGATGTTCTTCTCCTTTCGCACCTTTCGCACGAGCGGCTTGAATACCTGCTGGAAGAACGGGTCTTGCAGTTTGTTGTTCTCCATCCAGCAATAGACGTTGGTTTTGCCTCCCACATATTCGAGTAGCTGCACATACCAGTCGATGAACTCCGCGTTGAGCGCCTGTGCCAGCCGTGCCTTGATGACGTATAGTTTTCCGTCGCGCTTTCCGAGTAGCATCACCGCCTTGAACGACTTCCCCTTCTTTCCCTTGCTCTCGCCCGGTGCTGGGTCTCCGTAGATGACGAGGAACTTGAACTTTGAGAGCGGCGGCACTTTTCCATAGACCACATCCTTGAATATCTCTCCCTCTGAGATAGGGTTGTTGAAATACTCGTGCTGCTGTGATAGCGTGGATATCTTGGATAGTGTGCGGTCGATATGCTCCTCGGTGTTCTTTTCCGGCCATGTGGAGTGCCCCTGCTTGTCGCGTATGTTCACTATGTCCCATGAGTCGGCTATTGCTCCAGCCCGCGCCACGCAGCAGTCCTTCGCTATGAGGTTGCCGCAGAATATGACCAGCGTGGGCTCGCTGACCGAGCGTGTGGGATAGAGCGCCTGTTCCCACCATTCCCACCGTTTCTGAATGATGTCGGGGTTCTTGGTGTCGTCGTCGGTGTCGAAGTCATCGACCAGCAGCACATCCGGACGTATGGCCTCGTTTCGCGAGCCACGCGGCGACTGTCCTGCTCCGATGGCGCGGAAGGAAGCCCCCATCTTGGTGATGAACTCATCCTCCGTCCATGAGCCCAGCGTCTGCTGCTTTCCGTAGTATGCCTCTATGCGTCGGTTGCTCTCGAAGTTGGCTCGGTAAGGCGCGAGCAGCCTGACGGCATTGTCCTTGCTGTTGGATGTGAGGATGACGTTTTTCTTCCGCCCTGTGAGTGTGAGGTAGGAGACGATGAACATCGTGATGGTTGACTTCGCCAGCTCGCGCGACCACGAGAGCACCTCGTACCACTCGTCGTGTGCTATTATTCGCCTGATGGCCTTCTTCTGGAAGTCGGCGAACTCATACTTGGCATAACCTGGGAAGAAGTATTTTATCCATTCTATGGGATGCGCCTCCAGATAGATGCGGTGCTTCTCGATGTCTGCCTGTGTCATTGAGGAGTCCACCGCCGTCTCCCGGTAGATGTTCTCCTTGATGGCCTCCCATTCGATGAGTGCCGCCCTGTCCGCCTGTTTGAGTATTGTCTTGGCCATGTGTCAGAGTTTTGATTTTATGAAGGCGTCCGCCAGTCGCGTTACCTCCTTTGCCTTGTCGAGGTCTAGCGGTCGTAGGAACTCTATGAACTGCGTGATGACGCTTATGATGTCGGCGATGCCTACGTCGGTCTCCATCTTCTTGATAGCCGCGGAGAGTTTTCCGAGAATGTCCGCCTCCGTTGTGTTGGCGAATCGTTCCCCCTCCGGTCTCTCCAGAATAGCCTTGTTTATCTCCGCCACCTGTCGGTAGAGGTTAGCTATCTGTTCCTCCCGTGTGAGCGTGATGCCCACTTTCTGTTCCTCCCATTTGCCTGTTCGTATCCATTTACCAATGGATACTCTTGAGACGCCCACGCGTTCCGCTATCTCCTGCTGCGTGAGGTTCTCCTTGAGGTAGAGCGTCTTTGCCCATTCCCTTTTCTGCGTATTGGTAAGATCTGCCATGTTATGATATAATTACGGTGCAAAGTTTGGCATTTTTCGCGTAATATGCAAAAGTCGCATTTATGGTGATACTTTGTGGCGTTATGGTGATGCCATAAGTTGTTATGATAAATCTGTGATTTGCACCGTTGGAAAAAAGTTGCCATCTTTGCATCGGAATTTTTGAACATACCCTAAAATATATATGAGATAAGAGATGAAGCGATTTTTCAATGTCATTCCTGGCGACGGCTCCTGCTGTCTGTTGCTTTATGGCGACATCGGCGACAGTTGCGGCAGTGTGAGCAGCGGCCAGATAGCGCGCGAGTTGTTTGAGGCCGAGAGCCAGTATGAGCGTATCGACGTGCGCATCAACAGCAACGGCGGTGAGGTGTATGCCGGCATCGCCATCTTCAACGCGTTAAGGAACAGCAAGGCCGACATCCACATCTACGTTGACGGCATTGCCGCGAGCATGGCCAGTGCGATAGCGTTGTGCGGCAAGCCCGTTGAGATGAGCAAGTATGCCCGCCTGATGCTCCACAGCGTCAGCGGCGGCTGTTTCGGCACCAAGGAGGACATGCTGCAGTGTGCCGAGGAGATAGAGAGCCTTGAGAGGACGCTGTGCGAGATGTACGCCAGCCGTCTTGGTTGCAGTGCCGAGGAAGTGCGCGACCGCTACTTTGACGGCAAGGACCACTGGCTGACGGCCTCGGAAGCGTTGGAGCTTGGTTTTGTTGACGGCATCTACGACGTTGCCCCCGTGTCGATGGACAGCACCCCAGAGCAGATATACACCATATTCAATAACCGGCTTTATGAGCCACAAAACAGAGAAGCGATGAATTTAGAAGAATTGAGACAGCGTCCGCGGTTCAAGGATTGTTCCACGGATGCGGACGTGTTGGCGAGCATCATCGAGTTGGAGGAGCGCGCCAGTGTCGCCGATTCGCTTGAGCACGAGAATGCCGTGCTCCGCGATCGAGTGAAGAGTTATGAGGACGCAGCCGAGGCCGTTGCCAAGGCAGAGCGTGAGTCCCTTCTTGACGCCGCTGAGCAGGACGGTCGGATTGACGCGTCCACGCGCGGCATCTATGAGAACATGCTGAAGGAGCACCCGGAGGACGGCAAGAAGTTGCTTGCGTCGTTGCAGCCCAAGCAGCGTGTGCTTGATGACATTGACAATGGCTCCGAGCGCAAGACCCCGTGGGCTAAGCGTCAGGAGGAGATTCGGAAGAACTTTGGACGTTAAACTTTAAACGTTAAACTTTAAACTTTAAACGTTAGACTTTAGACTTTAGGCTTTAAACATTAAACATTTTATCATTATGGCGATAAAGGTACAGAACACCAATTACAATGGTGAGGTGCTTGAGCAGCTCCTTACCGTGGCTACGACCAGCAATGAGATTGTGGAGAAGGGACTGATCCACGTTATCCCTGGCGTAGAGAAGAAGATGTCCATTCCCCGTCTGCGCGTTGGCACCATGTTGCAGAAGCGCAAGGAGAACCCGACCGTTGACGATTCGAAGGGCGACTTCAACTATTCCGAGCAGAGCCTTGAACCTAAGGACTTCATGGCTTTCACCGTCTTCAACCCCCGCACGTTTGAGCAGATCTGGCGTCCGTGGCAGCCTAAGGGCGACCTTGTGTTTGCCGAGTTGCCCCCTGTGGCCCAGAACGCCCTTCTCGACGCCCTGTCGAAGCAGGTGCAGTTTGAGCTTGGCAACCATTACGTCAACGGCAAGTATGGCGACGGCGACACCGAGCTGTTCAACGGCATCCTGACTCAGGCCGCCAAGGACAGCGATGTTGTTGTGGTGAGCTCCAGCGCGACCACTATGGTTGAGCGTCTGAAGGCCCTTCGTGCGAAGATTCCCGTTGCCATCATGGAGAACCCGAACCTCCGCATCCTGATGTCTCCCGCCGACTTCAACACGTACGACGACGAGCTGACCGCCCGCGAGTACAAGAACCGCGACGAGACGGCCCGCAACATCAAGATGTACAAGGACATCAAGATTGAGACGTTGGCCGCATGGCCCGACAGTCTTCTTGTTGCCACCCTGTGCAGCCCCGACGCTATGACTACGAACCTGTTTGCCGCCGTGAACCTTCAGGACGACGAGCATGTGATTCAGAT